TTCAGATCCTAAAATGCCATATAAAAAAGTTAGAAAAGATGAATTCAAATATCCAGATAGTGTGCAAAAAGGTAAAAAGATTACTAGTGAATATCATGACGAAGTATCTGCAAATCCTTTCAGTGGATCTAAGTTGATTCCAGATGGAGATCCGAGGTTGTATTTTGATGCATTTGCGATTAAAGTGAACCCGCTTATGAGAAGCACACAGAAAACTTACAAAGCAAGAGGTGGACTTGTAGTAGATATGTTTAAACCAATAAGGTACAATTAGAAATGGCCGTAGAGAAAAATAACGAAATTATTGAAGAAGAAGCTAGAGTCACAGAAGAAGTGCAAGAACAACCCGATGGTTTACCTGTAGATGTAACAGTTGAGGGTGAGGAGGAGATGGTTGAAGAAAGACCTCAAGATGATTTCAATGCAAATCTTGCAGAAGACATGGACGAGAGAACTCTTGGATCTATGGCAAGTGATCTTATTGCTGAATATAAGAAAGATAAAAATTCTAGAAAAGAATGGGAAGAAGCTTACATCAAAGGTTTAGAGTTACTTGGTACAAAATATCAAGAAGTAACGAAACCATTTAAAGGTGCTAGTGGTGTAACCCACCCATTACTTGCTGAGTCTGTAACTCAGTTTCAAGCACAAGCATACAAAGAATTAATACCATCAGATGGTCCTGTAAGAACACAAGTTGTTGGATTACAAACTCCACAGATAGAAGCACAAGCAGATCGTGTCAAAGAATACATGAACTTCTTGTTAATGGAGGAGATGGAAGAATACACAACTGATATGGATCAGATGTTATTCTATTTACCACTTTCCGGTAGCACATTTAAAAAAGTATATTACGATGCAATGATTGGCAGACCATGCTCTAAGTTTATACCTGCTGAAGATTTAGTAGTGCCGTACTATGCATCAGATCTAAAAGATTGTGAGAGAATTACACACGTCATTAAAATGACAGAGAACGAAGTAAATAAAAAAATGGCTGGTGGTTTTTACAGAGACATTGAACTTGCATCACCTAGAGAAACAACTGACCAAGTACAGCAAAAGGTAAATGAATTACAAGGAGTCAAGAGAACTGAGTCTGATATGTTACATACTATTTTAGAAATGCATGTAGACTTAAACTTAGATGACTATGAAGACTTTGATGACAAAGCAAAGAAAGTAAAAATACCATACATCGTAACAATTGATGAAGGCTCTGGAGAGATATTATCTATTTATAGAAACTACAGACCAAATGATATTTCATACGCAAGAATAGAATACTTTGTTCATTACAAATTTTTACCTGGATTAGGCTTTTATGGTTTTGGTTTGACTCATATGATTGGTGGATTAAGCAGAGCTGCAACACAATCACTAAGACAATTAATTGATGCAGGTACTTTAAAAAATTTACCAGCAGGATTTAAGTCAAGAGGTATCAGAGTAAGAGATGATGACCAACCAATCCAACCTGGAGAGTTCAGAGATGTGGATGCACCAGGCGGAAACATACGAGATCAGTTTTTTAATTTACCATTTACAGAACCATCAACAACATTATTTCAATTATTAGGCTTTGTAGTACAAGCAGGACAAAAATTTGCTGCAATCACAGACTCTAATATTGGTAACGACACGCAAAACAGAGCAGTTGGAACTACAATCGCACTGATGGAGCGTGGTTCACGTGTAATGAGTGGTGTGCACAAGCGTTGTTACTATGCAATGAGACTTGAATTTAAGATTTTAGCAAAAATTTGTGCAGATTCACTACCACCAGAGTATCCATATGATGTTTACGGTGGCCCAAGACAGATAAAACAGTCAGATTTTGATGAAAGAGTCGATATTTTGCCTGTTGCAGACCCAAATATCATGTCTATGGCGCAAAGAGTGACACTTGCACAGACACAATTACAAATTGCGCAAACAAATCCACAAATTCACAACATACACGAAGCATATAGACGTGTTTATGAAGCATTAGGTACAAAACAAATTGAAGGATTGCTTAAACCTGCACCAAAACAACCAGAACCACTAGATCCTGCAAAAGAAAACGCACGTGCACTGCAAATGCAACTGCTTACAGCGTTTGAATTTCAAGATCATGATGCCCATATAGCTGCACACATGGCATTTATGGCTTCACGAATGGTACAGATCAATCCACAAGTATATGCATTAATGCAATCACACATATCTGACCACATATCGTTCAAAGCTAAGGCAACTGTAAAAGGTATGATGGCACAAGATCCACAAATGCAACAGATGGCACAACAAGATCCAGAGCAATTTGATATTTTATTCCAAGCTGAGGTAGCAAAGGTTGCAGCACAGATAACACAAGAGTTAGTACAAACTGAAATGCAAACTAATGCTGCTAAACAAGATCCACTTGTAAGAATTAAGCAACAAGAGGTAGATTTAAAAGCTATGGACATGCAAAGAAAAGCAGAAGAGACAGCATTCAAGCAAGATCAAGAAAATCAGAGAGCAGCAGAGCGTCTAGCTTTCGATTATGATAGACTTGCAACACAAGACCAACAATCAGACGAAAGACTAGCAGTAGCGAGGGAAAAACTTGAGAAGAAATAACGAAAAAGGATTAAGCGGTGGTGTGAGGTACGGACCAGCTCCAGAAAAAGGTTTCAATCCACAAGGGTTGAAGTCAGGAGGATGTCCACACAGAGAACCAGGAGCGAAATCTGATATTAAAGGGATCAAAAACGTGCAAGTCTCTGGTAAAAAGTTCATCGGCTTACGATAACCTGACAGAACAAGGTCAAATCCTTTTTCTTGCAGGAATATTTGATGGCGAAGGAAGTTTTGGTGTTTGGGGCAAAGGTAGTGGTAGAAAATCGTTTCAATGTTCTGTTGAAATGTGTGACAAGGATATAATCGAGAGATTTAGAGATAAATTTGGTGGTTCAATACTGCCTGTAAAAGTCAGAAAAGATAATTGGAAACAAACTTGGAAATGGAAGATGTCAGGAAAGAGGGCTTTCGCAATTGTTGGAAAAATGGTAGAATATATGTGTCAACGAAGGAAGGACAAGTACAATGTGGTTAAGTGCAATCAAATTAGCGGTTAGTGCAGGAAGTAAAATTTACGCTAACAAGCAAAAAGCTAAAATGGCAATGTCTGATGCTCAATTGTTACATGCAGAAAGACAAGCTCGAGGTGAGGAACAATACCAGGGCAAATTATTGGAAGCTAGACAATCGGACTGGAAAGACGAGGCAGTTTTGATAATTCTTAGTTTACCCGTAGTGGTGCTCGCTTGGGCAGTGATATCAGATGATCCGACTGCGATGGATAAGGTAAAACTTTTCTTCGATATGTTCTCACAGCTCCCGTCATGGTTCACAAATTTGTGGATCTTGGTCGTGGCTTCAATATATGGTATAAAGGGAACACAAATATTTCGTAACGGAGGAAAAAAATAGATGACTAAATTATGTCCAAGAGGTAAAGCAGCAGCGAAACGTAAATTCAAAGTTTACCCGTCTGCATACGCGAACGCATACGCTAGTAAAATTTGTGCAGGTAAAATTAAAGATCCATCAGGAACTAAAAGAAAAGATTTTAGAGGACCTAAACCAGCAGGTGCTCAAGAAGGAACATTTATTGAAAAACCAAAACAACCTATTAGAAATAAAAAAAATATTAGAAGATCTTTAACTCCTAGAGATTTAGAATATCAAAAAAAGAAAAAAGCTTATGATACTTTAACAGGAAATGAAAACAAAAGACCAAGACTAAAAAAATTTAAAAAAGGTGCATTGATGATTATCATTGGTGTTGGTAAAAAGAAAAAAGTCGATAAGAAAATGGGTGGTGGTATGACTGCAGGTTCTATGTCTGGTATGGGTAGATTACAAAAAGCTAGAATGATGAACAAAGGTGGCTTAAAAACTGAATTGAATAATCCTGCAAAAGGATACACAAAAGGTGGCATGGCCGACTACTACAAAGATTTAATGTAATGTATAAAAAAGGATCATGTTGGGACGGCTACGTTCAAGCTGGCATGAAGAAAAAAGGGAATCGTATGGTTCCTAATTGTGTACCAGCAGGTTCAAAAAAAATGGCCGAAGGTGGTCTTACAAAATGGTTTAAAGAAAAATGGGTAGACATTGGATCAAAAAAGAAGGGTGGAGGATTTAGAGAATGTGGAAGAAAATCTGCAAGTGGATCAAAAAGAAAATACCCCAAATGCGTGCCTGCTGCAAAA